GATACCTGTCATAGATACACCTAACAATCTTTCTTCAGCCGTATTGTTGTGCCATATTTTACGTAAGTAAGGAAAGTGAGTTAAGGTAGATTGAAATGTACCTATTATTGTGGCTATGCGAACTTTTCTTTCTAAATCTTTAATAGTATCAGTACCACGTACAATTATTTCAGATAAATTACAGAACTGGTATGGACGCAATATAATCTCACTGCACGGATTAGTACCGAAGTCATACTCAGAATTTCGTCTACCATTCTCAGCCGCCTTATTCTTAGCCGCCCCACGATAAAACATGCCTCTCTCTCCAGTGCCAGACTCAGCCAAAGAAAGCCACTCTCTCATAAATGTGTATGGGTCAGGTTTTTCTGTGTAAGCCACTGAATTATTTGACATTTGTCTCTGTGGTTCAGTTTTGTAAAACTCCCCAGTCTTTGCGTGTCTCATTCTATCGTCAGATAAGTTGGATAAACTTATCATGGCAGAACGTCTTACACCACCAGAGACAACTACTTCTCCGACTTTGCACATCAAGTCATGACATTCTAGGCTAGACAACTTTCTACCTTTTGCTTCTTTAAATACTTTTACTGTGAATCGGAACAGATTATCCAAAGGTGCAGGTCCTGATGCTCTACCACCAAATATCTTTAGTTTAGCACCTGCAGGTCTGACGAGAGATAAATCCCACTTAGGTATTTCTCCTGCCCATAGCAAAGCCAATAGCTTACGGAAAGCTTTCGCCCATCCCTCTTTACTGTCTTTAACAATAATAGTTTCTTCTGTATCAAATAATAATCCAGGAATTTCAGGTAACTTGCTTATGCAGTCCCTCTCCACAGAGAATCCAACACCAGTGCCACACATAAGTATATACATAGCTTCATCAAATGCTTTTGGGTCGTCTACTGGCAGATAAGAACAATTATATCCTGCAGTGTTATCTCTATCTAAAGCTTTGCCTGCAGTCATCATAGCTCTCATAGACGGCATAACTTCAGAATGAAGTATAGCTTCATGTAATTCATCTTTAATATTGTCAGGAATGATATAATCATGTTTTTTCAAAAGATGTGAACTCATAAAATCTACATATCTGCCCACAGTCTCGTGCCATTCCTCTCTTCTATTTTCATCATCAAGCCATCTTGCATACCTAGACTTGTGAATAAATTGTTGATAATACGTTGGTAAAATTACGTTACTTTTCATCTTAATACCCTTATAGTTACATCTTTTGCTTGCAACCCAACTATTTCATGTAGTAGGTCACTAATCATTTCTTCCAATATAACTGGAAGCTCTTCTTTGTCAAGTGTGAACTCTCCTGAATCTACTTCAGCAGACACTCTAATCGTTATCTTCGACTTTCTCATCTTGCACCACATCAATTAGGCGAGATAAATACCACTCGGCTTTCTGCAAGTCTTGTAAAGGCTTGCCTTTGTATTTGTATCTCCACAAATACTTCATAATATTTCCTTGTAAATAACTTTTAAATTCAGTGCCCGTAGCAGCTTGTATAGCATCAATACATTCTATACCAAAATCATTATAATGGGCAGGACTATTTACCATGTCCATAATCTCTTTGTGGTCAGACTGTTCCCTTGCTTGTTCCGCTTTCATTCTCATGTACTCCAAATGTCTCATTAGTGTATCGTTACTTGTGAATTATTTGTCTCTTCGTCTATACTTAGTTTTCCATCTTCTAATACTTGGTCAGTATCTCTGATAGCAGTATGCACCATACCCCTTGTGAGTAGAGCATAAAACATAGTATCTTCTTCTGTCAATAAATTTTTATCATGACTATGATAAATCTCTACATCAAAACCTTTGTCTAAGTGTCTGATTATAATAGCAGAATCACCCTTGTTTAATTTTATTTGATTCATAATTTGTTCCTTGTAAATAATGATGGCTTTCTTTTTGCAGTTTCAAAAGTAGCCACTGTTACTACGATTGCACTGATAACGAGCACATGAGCAATCGCAGTTATACCGAACACCCACATACTACCAAAATACATAGAAAATACTATGCACCACATCCATGCTAAAACTTGCATTACCATGTGCCTTGTATTTAAATGAGGTATATGTCGTAACGGATTCCGTTTGTGATTCATGACAGACTGCCACGTATCATGTACTATTTTTGTCATATAAACTTTTCCCACAGTTCTGTTATTACTACATAAAAACCATAAGCATAAACTGATATTATAACAGTTTTCAATACTTTGTTTATTTGGTCATCTGCCATGTACACCCAATCATGATACTTTCTAGGTGTAGGTTTACCATATGCTTTTATTCCTAAATAATCAAAGTTCCAAGCATCTCGTCTTGTATCTTTTTTATCAATCATTCTTTACTACTAACTCTATAAAATGTTCTGCGTCCACTATTGCTAAAGGCTTTTGCCTATTCATTTTTATTATAAGTAGTGGCTCTCCAGAGTTGCCATGACCAACTGCCTGCTCATAATAATTATATATAGTGGTCATTCTCTCTGTATTTTTACACTCTATGTTATAAGGGAATTGTTTGTACGCAACTGTAGATAATTGGACATCGGCTCCATTAACTCCCATAGGAGTGGATTTGATGTCCAATTCAGTAACACTTTTGAGTAACTTAAGAAGTTTTTCCGCTACCCATGTCTGAAGCTTTCTTCCCTTTGCTTTTGCCGACCTCGTTGACATCCTCTTCTTCTTCAACACGGATTTCTGTGATGTTTTTAGCTGGGATGGTGACTGTTTGCCCTTTTGCTTCGATGCTCGGAAAAGCGACTTCGTTGTTGAGTTCTTCGATAAAGGCATCTGCTTTCTCTCTGCTTATTTTAAATATTTTGGCAATAGGTGAGCCATCTGTACCCTTATACTGAATTGTCAGTGTCACGCCACTCTTCTGTGATGTGGGTGTACCAGACCCATTTTGGGTTTCGTCCTTTGCTTGGTAACTGTCGCTTGAACTCGAGGTTTTCCCAGCATCTTGTCTTGTAGGGACAATAACTGCACTCAATCCCCAAGGTCCTATTACCTGTAGGTTTTTTATAAAAGACTTCCTCGACATCGGTGAAACACCTTCGAAAAGCCTCTCGCTTAGATATTGATTTATAAGTGTGTCGTATCTTATCATATACATCCTCTCTTTCTTGTTTAGTATTTTTTGCTTCTGCAATAGTTATTTCCCCAGTTGACTTGTTGAGTGCAATCCAACCTTTAAATGGTTTGTCACTAGCCATGCCATATCCATGTCCTTGTGTTACATAACCAAAAGCATCGGACTCTTTTATTCTTTCATAAGCATCATCAGGCTTAAATTTATTTTCAAAAGCAAATGGGGATGCAGTTTTTATATCGTATATACCATCGTCTAATTCAATATCAAATTCGCCTTCTATTGAACTTTTTTTATTTATTAGTAATTTTACTTTACCATGTTTATTTTTTATTTCTATTCCTGATGCTTGTATCACTGCAATAATCAAAGCCTCTAGTACATCACCCATAGCCATTCTCATTTTAAAATCATAACTAGGTGTTTCTTCTTGTGCTCCTGAAGCTTGCATCTGTAATTGACAGAGTGGTTTACCCACATTACTCATTCGTAATCTGAAGTCACTTTTTTTTTCGTTAAATTGTTTATTTAAGGCTTGTTTACAGTTCTCTGCAAATTCATTAATAATGTGAGGAGACATTTCTGTCTCCCCACGAGCCGCTCTTGAAAGGAACGAAACTATAGCGGCTTGTTTGGTATTCATCCTGTTAATGACTCGGGCAAATCATCATTCAGAACATCATCCGAGGTCACAATGACTGCATCTTGGTCTACCATCTTACCTTGCTTTCGCAAGCTATTATCGTATTCCTTCATCACTGCACTATTCTCGGCATTTATGTAGTCCATGAAGTAAGCTAAAGTGTCTTGGTCTTCAGGAGTAAAGTCGACGAGTTGAGGGCTATTGCCGAACTTACCTACATAATATACTAATCCCCCATTCTTCTTCTTTTCCAAAGAAGCGTGGAGTTTGTAAAAGATAAAAGGCTTCTTCTGTGCAGTTAAAGCGTCCATAGGAACAGATATGGGCATAAAGTTACTACCCCTTGCTCTCCAAAGGATAGGAACATTTACTGCGTCTTCTACCTTTGCACCCTTTTCATCGACTGCGTCGAGAAAAGTAGCTTTGCCAAACAACATACGAAAGCACTTAATATTCTTTTGTTGCATTGCTTTGTCTGCTGATAGGCTTTCTCTTTGACTAGCAGGAACTGAACCACATCTAAAAGTACCTAACATATCAGGTATCTCAGTTTGTGGATACAAGTTCTTTGCCATCACAGATTTGTTGACCATCTCATTCACTTCAGCATCATAGTGAAGATACTGATATCTTTGAACGAAGACTTGAAAGTCAATCTCTTTTGCATACACTGTTTTATCAGGTAGCGACACAGACCAAGAACCTGCAGGTAGTGAATTACCTGAGTCATCTTCATGGTCTCTGTTTATTTTTAGATAGAACATATTAGTGGCAGAACCTGATGGCTCTTCCTGTCCTATTAGTTTAGCTATGTCTTCAAAATTTGTATTTGAATTTACAACTGGTAATGTTTCCATATTTTACACTCCTTGTTGATATTGGAAATCAATTTATATTACATTCAAAAGAGTTAGTCAAGTTATATTCAGTCATATTTAACCAATCTTTTCCTATTTCTAAATCCACAGCCAAAGGAACTTTCCAAGTTACATTGTAAAGCTCCTCAAACTGCTTATCTACTTTAGTCATAGCATCATATGTCATACGTGCTACCATTTCTTCTTCGCCAGGATGAACATCTAAGACTATCGAGTCATGGACTGTATTAATAATTTTAGACGCAACTCTTTTATTAACCATTTCATTTTGCAAATGAATAAGTGCCAATGGCACCACGCAACCACCTGCAAGACCTTGGACAGGATAATTCTTAATAGAGGGGGCTCCTGACGCATTTCCGTTGGCAAGCCTCCTAGTATCCGGGAAAGCAAATTGCTGACCAGTATACAAAGTAACAACACCATTTGATATAGCTTCAGTTTGTAACGTCTCATGCCATTTTCCTAGCTTTGGGTACTTATCAACGAAGGCTTTATAGTAAGCCGTCTCATTTGGAGTGCCAGTAGTACCCCCATATAAGGG